ACAACAGAACCTACAACAGAACCTACAACAGAACCTACAACAGAACCTACAACAGAACCTACAACAGAACCTACAACAGAACCTACAACAGAACCTACAACAGAACCTACAACAGAACCCACAGTAGAACCCACAGTAGAACCCACAGTAGAACCCACAGTAGAACCCGAATGTTATAACAGTCTCGAAAAAAAGAATAATTAGAATATCGATAGAGCGTATTAGGTGATGTATTTCAAGGTTAGTTTCTTTCGCCATACATCTTTAACAAAATCGCCATAGTTAATTGTGCCGTAGCAATTACTTTTAAATCTTTTTAGTATATCATTATTGATAGTATTTTTAATATAACTTTCAAACTCGTTAATATAGTATAGTTTTTCCACCGATATTAGCGTATTGCTTGTGTAGATTGTGTAGTAGATATACGTGACATATAAGTAAAATAGTATAGTATCCAAACTTCCGAGCGTATAAGAGTTGCGCTTACTCTCTTGTATAGAGAGACAATCATTTTTGACATTTATAATATTTATTAAATTAAATATTGTATTATCCTCTGTGTTTATAAGTTTGATATCATAGTGAGTGTATAAGATTTCATCCTTGTCAATGAAATTGTGGCTATCGATGCGATGGTTCGATAAATCACAATCCCTAATAATCTTTATAATATCATTCTTGGTTTGTTCGTAGTCCGTCGATAATATCGTGATATATTTAGAAGTCTCGTTTATTCTTCCACAACAATTGCCTTTCAACCCCTTATATAGTTTAAGAGCAAAACTGTCGATTATCGGGTTCTTGGCTTGTTTAATGTATTTCAAAATATTATTTACCAATCCCTTATATAGTGGCGGTATTTTAACGCACTCATATTGGACGGTGGAGATTGCCGTCGGATATACCTTATTTAAGAGTTGTTGCCGTTCATATAGTTTTTCCCATCGCCATCCCGATTGCTCGGGACGAGCCAGTTCCTTATATAGGTTTCTCTTGATGATTGGCAACGGTATTATGTTATATTTCTCTTTGTAATATTTCAAACTCTTATTCTCCTTCTTGCTATACTTTAAAATATTGTCATAGATGTTTGATTTCAAAATGCTGATATCGAAGATTTGCTTACCATATACAAATACACGATACGTACCCTGATGTTTTGCCTTCTTGATTTTAATATAGGTATATCCCTTGCTTTTAATAATCTTCGAAAGTTCGATTGAGTCATTTATCGGGTCTTTTGACAAGCAATCGAAGTCGTTGATTGTATAATCTTTGTAAAATCGAAGATGCTTAGGTAAAATAGCGTTGATTACAAAACCACCATATATTATCAACTTCTTTTTTATAATGAACTTTGAGATTAATTTGATAACGTCATTGTATTCGTTATATACGGCTTTTATCTTTTTCATTTCGATTTCTTGAATGACTTTGTCTATCTTATGTTCCGAGTTTGTTGTTGTATTCATAGTCTCTTATCTCTCTTAATATTATGAAAGTTAAAAAAATGAAATGTAAGTCTTTATAAGTCTAAATCTATCTATGCCTTTGGCTTCTTCGCTGCCTTCTTGGGCTTAGGCTTGGGCTTAGCCTTTTGATATTGAAGGTTATTGGCGAGGCTCTTGCGGTCGATATAAACCTTCTTGCCGTGCTTGTTTATGATAAACTTGCCTTCCTTGGGTCCCGTATATACCTTGACACTCCCCGCTTGTTGCTGCTGTTGCTGCTGTTGCTGCTGTTGCTGGAACTGTTGAAGTTGCTGGAACTGTTGAAGTTGTTGGAGTTGCTGTAATTGCTGTAATTGTTGGCGTTGCTGTTGCTGGGTTTGCCCTCCTTGTTGTAATTGCTGAACTAACTTTTGCGTAATCTGTTCTATCGTCGATGTCATATATCAAATATCCTATTATATAAGAAGATATTTTTTTGTAAAAAATGACAAATCTACATAACAAGTTATACATACAATGCTTCTTACAGAACTCGGCTTGGATATTTTGATTTATCTATCCACGAACTTATATATAAATACGTTGAGTAATTTTATATTACACAGCAAACACACCTATAACAATCGGTATCTCTTTTTGAAAAACAATGTCGATTACATCAATCTCAATCATTACCTGCTGTTTGATTATAACACCTCGTATTATCACATTCTCTTCTTTAACAATACGCTACCCGATATAAACCGCCGATACAATCGCAATGAATTGTATGCGATTACAAATATACTTTCGTATTACGTTGCGAATAATGTATTTACCAAGGATGTCGCCGAATTATATTTGCTAACGATTTATACGAAAGCAACACACGACAATCTCGGTAGCCTCAGTCTCAACATCAACCCTACATTTGCCATTACAAACATATTGAAACGCAACTATAAAAATACACGGTTAAAGTTGTGTTGTAAGATATTTAGGCTTGTTTTTAACTATGACTGGGAATACCTGAATATCAATCTTTATGATTTATTTTCCATCATCGACTGCGTCGTATATAAAAGGTATAACGAATTATACGGCATCTTGTATCACCTGAAAATACATAAATCGCTAATGCCCCTAAAAACGCTATTTATGCTCTTACATTACAAGGAAGACATCGATGTCGTAGAGACACAGAACAATACCGATGCTGACATCTTGTGTTTTGCTATCATCTATATACTATATCATTATATCGAACACATCCATCACTATATAAAGGAAAGTGAGTGTAAAAAGTTGATACCTGCGATTATTGCGAAATGCGGAGAAATCAAAGATGGCTTACAAGACAGTAAGAAGTTGCCGAATAATTTAAAAATAATGTTCTTGAAAAAAATAAATAACGTTTATGATATCTTCTATACCGTATCTTCGTATTCGTAATATTCGAACTTTGGCATTATACTCCCTACCTGTGTGTTTTCGGCTGCTTCTCGTAAATCCGTCCCTTGAAATAATGTTGATGAGTTTAAGAATATCGGCTGAACGATTTGCTTCGTGCCGTAAGAGCATACATTGGGACGAGGTAGCCCATTCTCGCCCCGATAATGATACTTGTAATCAATCGGGTTGTATATCCTTGACGGTAATTCTTGTTCGTAAGATGTATTGTCATATTCTCCTGTGTCATATTCTCCTGTATCGTATCTTTGCTCTGATGTTCCTGAGGTAGCCCCTGCTGTTCCTGATGTAGCCCCTACTGTCCCCGATGTTCCCGATGTAGCCCCCGATGTTCCTGAGGTAGCCCCCGATGTTCCTGAGGTAGCACCTGATGCTCCCGATGTAGCACCTGATGTTCCCGATGTAGCCCCCGATGTTCCTGAGGTAGCACCTGATGTTCCCGATGTTCCTGATGTAGCACCTGCTGTTCCCGAGGTAGCCCCTGCTGTTCCTGAGGTAGCATTTACAATATTCGATATATCCGATATAAGATTTGTATTACGAATATCCGCACCGCTTGATACCGCATTTATCCCTGCACCGACATTCGCAATCGTTCCAATGTTTCCAACCGTAGAAGCATTATTCATAACAAGAGAAACCGCTTCATTATTTTTATTACCTATACTATTTAATATGTTTTGTATATTTTGATTATATGGAGTGTTATGACTATTCGTTGTAGCCTGTTGTTGCGTAGCGATTGCCTGTTGCTGTTGCTGTTGCTGTATTGGCGGAGGCGGTCTCGGAGGCGGCTTTTTAGCGAAAGGCATACTCGTTTTATCGTCCTTATTTACCATAATGTTAATGTTAAAGACGTTGTCGCTATTTCGAACGATATCTGCGATATGCTTACCTGAACCCATAATAACATTTGAACTGTTTAATTCGCTCTGATTATTGTTATACAAGGCTATCGGGGTTTGAAGTGCCTTTCTCTTCAATACGTCTTGTCTCTTCAATTCGTTTGCGATTAATCGCAGTTCGGATAACAAGAAGGTCTCATTGAATACATCTAATATTTTTTTATCAGATACTATATATTCTGTTCGCACTCTGTTTTCGAATGCCAAGTATTTATCGTGCATCAACAACGCTTTAAACAAGTAGTCGTTGAATTGCAAGTGGATATAGCATTTGATTAGAACATCCAATACACGTGTGTTCGTTAAGATGGTGTTGTGCTGGTCTTTGTAGTAGGCTTTTAGTTTATCTGCCAACTGTCCCTTCGATATGTTTGTGATTAGTTCGGGTTTTATAGCATTACTTTGCATATTCGTGATGATTTTGTATTCCGTCGAATTGTATATTCTTAATTTTAATAATTCTTCGTCAATGTCATTTTCATAAAAGTCCTGTAAGTTCCTGTTTAACTCCTTGTCGGTCGGTTGCCTGTCGAGCGTGTTCTTATATACATTTATAATTGTATATTGGTTCATATTATTTTTTGAGATTGCGGCGGGGTCGTCTTTGTAATTTTTGATTGTATAGGGTAAAAACTCGTCTCCGATAGGGTCGCTGATAGACGAATATTTATCATAGACGCCATTCTCATAATTTTCCATTTGCAAGTTGAAACTCTCTTCTTGCTTCGTAATCATAATGGGATTTTTCTTTTCATAAAAGTCTGTCCGTCTGGCGTCTTTGAGCCTGTCGTATGCGGTGTTGAGTTCGGCGTTCTCAAAGTTTTCATAAGATGCCTTTGATATGATAGAGATGGCATCACGGAAATCCTCGATGCTATTGTTGAAATAAACGCCCTTCATATAATCGCTAAAATAGATTACAAGAAGTATTACTATGGTTGTTAGAATAGATATTACTATGTAATTTTTCATAACGTCTCTTTATAAGATATAAATAAAAATATGTTGGTAATAAATATCATATAAGATTTTCTCACACATATATAATTAAAAAAATATATTAAATATGGATTTCAAACACGGGTATGGGAAGCCCTCGAAAAAGAGGAAGATTACGGGCAATGAAGAAGAGGATGTAGAGGATACAGAGATACACGACAAGAACATTTACATCATCAACAATCACATCTATTTCTGTGCGGATATAACGGCGAAGTCTGCGTTTTCGCTTTGTAAATATTTGCGGACGCTCGAAATCAAGTTGCGGATGGATGCGGTGTGTTCGCCGTCCAGTCCTCCACCTGAGATATATCTACATATCACCACGAATGGCGGGTGTATATGCTCTGCGTTTTCTATCATCGACTGCTTTAAAAGCCTCAGTATCCCTGTGAATACGGTTATCGACGCCAATGTATCCTCGGCGGGAACGATTATCAGTATTCACGGTGCGAAGCGATACATTTGTAGCAATTCGTATGTTCTCATTCACGAATTACGCTCGGGTTGCTGGGGTAAGTTAGCGTATATCGACGATACCTATAAGAATTGCCTAAAAATCCAAGAGCATATCAATGGGATATACTTGGAGAAAACGAAATTGACAAAGAAGCAATTGAAGGAACTCCTCGTGAAAGATTTGGAACTAAATGCGGACGAGTGTATCCGTATGGGAATTGCGGATGAGATTTACATTACAAAATAGTAAGAAATGAGAAATGAAATCATAAATCAAATGATGAGATAATCAAATGATTTCATTAATTGATTATTTAATTCTTTTTATATATTAGATTACGAATAACCTAACTACCTACCTATTACCAAAATGAATACCGTATTTTTCAATGATATATATATTCATATGGCTACGATGACACTATTGTTATCCTATTCGATTATCAGTTCGCTCTATATATTACTAAATGACGATTATAGTTTTATACTTCGCATATTTGTAATCTTTGTGATTGCGTCAGTCGTTCTTTTGGCGATGAAGAAAGAGACCTTTTTGCCATTCTTAGGCTTGACCGTTTTACCAAGCCCCTTAATTGCGGACGAAAAAATACCAAAGGGTGCGAACCTTTCTTACACGATTGATTTGGACGGATATCCGGACGGAACGCTGGTTGTCTATTGGGCTGCGAATAAAACGGGTAGCAACATCGAAGACCCCTTTGAAGCATACAAAAACTTTAACAACGTGGGTGTATCGAAAATTAAGAGCGGTAAAGCCGAAGTCCGCATATTCTGCCCTGACCGCTACAAGACAGGCAAGATGTTTAATCAGTTGCTCGAACGCCATTTCCATTATCGCATAGTATTTAAGGATATAGGCTTCCTAAGCCCCGTGATGACCGTGAAGGTGGATTGTTAGAAGAATAGCATACTTTGCGAAAATATCCCGACGAAGATACCTCGAATGTTTGAATTACTTTTAAACTCGTATATAAATTAAACGATGAGAAGGTTCATATTTTAATCAACAATAAAATCCATAGCATATATATTTTCTATTCTATATATTCTATATATAGAATAGAAAAATGGGGCAACCAGAACCAATCTTTTTCGATTATCCTGTAACTTATAGGAAATTTTTTCTTGAAAATAACTTATTTAATGAAGAATACAAGGATTGTTCGTTTGTATTAACAGGAGAAGGAGGCGAAACTGTTTCGTTATATATATTAAAAAGACATAATGATTATATATTATATAAAACTACATCATTAAAAAACCCATATGGTGGTTTTGATGATGTAGGACACGAGATAATTAAAGCAAAAAATAAAAAAATTATACAAGGTATAGATGGGAATACGTTGGAAAGGGTGGAATATATTGATGATATTATAGTAGGATTAAAAATAATTAAACCTTCTAAATTTAAAGAATTTGAAAATGCTGATGGAAGTGGATATATTGAAAAAGGTTGGGAAAAAACATATAGTAGAAAAACAACAGGTGGTCGTAAAGCATCTGTAAAAAAGGAAATATACGGAGTTATGAGATGCATCTACAAGATACCTGGTTCAAGAAAAGAACACATTAAATACAAAGGGCGTCTTATAACGGTAGCAGATTATAAGAAACTAATGAAGAATAAGGCATAATCAGAGTGGGGGTTATTACTTTAATTTTTATATTTTGTAACAAAATACAAGGTTAAAACGGTATTCTACCAAATATTTTCTATCATTCTTTGGTTTCAAATACACTAATTTATATTATATATTTCAGTTTCTTAAAATAAAAAATAGAGAAACATATAATACAAACACATACTCGAATTATGCTAACACATTGCTACATCTCTTAAAACGGCACTGTCATCGTCTGGCGACGCAGAGTATTGAGACTTGCTCCTTTTAGATGTTGCGAACAATTGATGTTGCTTGTTTCAGAACCTTCCGCAATCCTAAGGCGAATAGGCAATGTAAATCTTTCAGTTCCATCGGCATAATCAAACGTCGTTTTTACAGAAGCAGACGATGCTTCATTTCCATATCCAAACCTCGCGCCGCTACTGCCGCTGCTACCGCTACTGCCTCTCGTCGCTCCGCTACCAACGCCGCTACCACTGCCACGTGTAATACCACGAGTAATGCCACGTGTCGGCATATCATAATCAGGTTTAAGTTTTCGAAATACCATAAACGTCAAATAAATCAATCCTGAACTCTGTGAAGTTTCTTCCATTCCAAGTTCCAATTCTTGTTCTGTCGGCTTGTATCCCTCGTCCAACGACTTCTTCGTCATCCATTGATACTTGGCGTTCGGGTTTTGGTCAAAGTTAAAACTTGAACCATCGTTCGCAGGAACATTCCACATCGTGCCATCTCTTTCAATATTATAAGGGATTGTAGAATAATCACGGTAATATTCGGGCGGTGCGTTGTCGAGAGCAAAGCCAATCGCATACTCGTATTTTGAGTGTTCTTCTTTGTTTTCGTTTTGAATACTAATGTCTCCAATCTTAATCACGAGCGGATTGTCATTTGCGATGACACGGTATCCCTTCGAATAATCATCTCCCTCCCCTGACTCAAATACCTCGACGTCGTAGTTCTTTGTAAAGTTCTTCCTCTCCTTCTCGATTTTATAGACTTCCCCGTCTTTGCCTTCGCCAAACGAAATAGCAAACTTGACATTGTGATTGGCGGTTTCGTAGCAGACGGGAATGCTGGAAATGACTGATGTTAGCATCTTTTGTTGTTGGTTTGTTGGGGTAGTTCGATAGTCGTTCGTTAATTACCTAAAATGATATAAGGGTATCAATTTTTACAAAAATAAATGAAAATTACAGATTTCGCTGCTGCGTCGCTACGCTGCTGAGCGGCTACGCGGCTACGCGGCTGCGTTTGCTACGTGATAACATAGCCATAATACTTTAACAATATTTCCTTGTATTCGTGGGCGATATCTTTGTCAATATAATCCTTCTCTAACATATCGAGCAATTCCACACGATGATATTTATGATAGATTGAGATATACTTTGTATAGTATAAAATTAAACTCTCCTTGATATTCATAAATACCACGGTGTCTGCTTTGAGATAATTGAAGATACTTTTAATCATATTGTCATAGGCTATATTAAATATATTGTCTGCGTTGCTAATCGGGGTATCCGCATAGTCTAATCTACGCTGAACCTTGTAGCCCAGATGCGGATAATCGCTATACTTATTTATAATCAAGTTATAGATTTGTAATTCATAGAACGTCTGCTTTTGCTTCTGTAATATCTTTATGATATTCGAGTGCCAACTCTTACATACCATCGCATTTATCGCCGTAGGCAAGATACGAATGTTCGTAAAATACAAATCCGACGGCAGTCCGTTGGATGGCAGTCCTTCTGATGGCGACGCATCAGTCATCTCGACTTTTACTTTCCTTATATACTAAGGATATCAATTATTATTTTTATAATATATATCATATATCATATGATATGCGTAATATATTTATGATATAGTTCGTTCGAATACTCGTGTTTCGGTGCGATAATCAACTTCGTTGTATAATAACTTATGAAGGACGCCCATAGACTGAAATAGGAGTTTGCGAGGATATTATTTTGAAACATAGACATTGTGATAAACTCTACTTCGGGGTCGCTCACATCCTTTACATAATATATGTTGTAATCGCTATCGCTACCATCGCTATTCACGTAATCGCCAAAATTATTGATACACCACGCAATATCGTCAGAGAATACTACAAGTTTCTTTCGATTTGCGATACGCAATGCTTCCTTGTAATAACTCATTGGGAGCGGCGTAAGCGGCAATGCGGTTGCGTCCCTTACATCTCTCGTTTTCCTTTGAATATGTAGTGATACCATTTCGTCATCCTTTGTATCGTTTCCAAAATAATCTAAAATATCTCTGTATTTATAATAACCAGAATACATAATATCCTCATTGTTATATACGATATTCACCATCTTGTCCCGAAGTGAGTCATCAATATAAGAAAAGGTTTGATAACTTCCTTTAAGTAGCACGTGTTCTTTCGATTTATAAGGAGGTTCTTGATATGTGTGAGCGATTGCGACGGCGTCCGCTTCGTCGTCACTCGATGCGTCGTGATAATTCACGAAGGGTATCGAGTTAAACAGGTCGTCTGAGATAATGCGAAACAATCCTTTAAACATCGTGTTCCAATATGGGTTGGTGTTTTTAAAAACGAGTTTTCTTTTTATTCTTTGTGTTTTCGACAAACGTAAAAAATAAATCATATAGGCAAGTTGAAATAATTGGTTCTCTAAACTTCCTGCTATCTCTACGGATGTATGTAAATGAGGGGTCATAATATTATAGGTAATGTTTATTATTATATAATAATTCCTTATTTAATAATTACTTAGTTTTACTTATTATTTAAGATTTTCCAAGTTGCCAAGGCAAGAACACCGCCTACAATTTGTGCGGCGATATAGGCGAACATCTTAACGACGTCAATCGTCCCTTTAAGATACATTATAATCGTCAGGGTCGTATTGAAAAAGCCTCCCGATACTTTTCCAAATATATAGATTGCCGCCAATAAGCCGATGGCGACAGGTAAGGGGTCGCTCGATTGTAAGATACACATAAAGAAAATATATGTTCCGATACACTCGGCGAATAATTGCTCCATTTCTAACTTATCTCCCATTCTTTAATGTCTTATTATATTCCTAATAATATGATATAAAAAAATAAATAAAAAAACAAAACAAAGATTTCGATTTATTGAAATCAAAAAAGGATGCCATCTACATTATTGTTGAAACTCTGAAATACAAAGCGGTTGAGGTTTTTCATATTTATTCTGGTTTTATTAGAGATTTTATAGATAATCTCAGCATCCTTGTCGTAATAATACAAGTCCGATAAATCATAAGGCAGTGTAAATATCACGTTCTTCACGTCTTTCGCAAAATACACGGCTTTCACCTTGTCTATATTGAGATACACCGATGTTATATTTATTTGTTCGCATTCGGTATTTTTAATTCGGCTTGTGATACTCGTATTCATAATTTTCTGGATGCTTAGCGTCTTTAAGTATTCGTTCGTTCCCGTTTCCTTCGTTCCATCTGTCTTTACACATAGCGATATCTTCGATACTTGCGATACCTGTGCGGGACGCAAAGAATGCCTCGCAAATATCGGCAGTCTCGACGCAACAAACGAAGTCGTCGTAGCGACGCATAGCATAAAAAGAGACACGATGATTTTCCTATTCATTTTCATATATATATATTAAATATTATTAAATCATTATATCATTGTCATTCATTCTTCATCATTCATTCTTCATCATTCATTCTTCATACCATCAATATCGGATGTTCTTCGAATACGATATATTGATATATTTTTAGCATAATATCATCATTTATATTGAAATGGTCTTTGACAATCTGTAAGAGAGAATAACTATTCTTTTCGTCGTTTATAATCTCTTCGTTTTGATATAGTTCCCGTTCGATTAGAGATGTCTCGTAATTGATTAGCCAGTCGCAAACTTTATACGGACATCCGAGTTCATTATCATTATTTATATTAAAGCGATACATAAAGGCATTCACGGTATCCTGAGTATCGCAATGTGTTAAATCAATATCATAAGGGTTCTCTTTGAAATAGCAATAATCGCCAAACGACATATATTGCGACTTCCAGCAGATATTCGTCAAGATATACCAATTCCGCCATTCCTTATATAGTCCCTTGTATCCGTGGTCGCAATAATAGATATTCGATTTAATGGGTGTCAGTTGCGATGATATGATATAATATACGTAGAGTTTAGTGAAGTCAGTGAGACGGTCGAACGGTATGACAATCGAACCGAAGTGTGTCTCCACATATATATTATGATTATCATTTACAAAAAATACAAAGGTAGATTGTTTGCCATTATATTTATAATACGTTGTTATCGCTCTCGCTCGGTGTCCTTCGCTCATCTCACAAATCTTTATGTAATTTCTGTGAAATGGCGTCAAACTGTCTGACATCGGTTATAACTATATATATCATCATTTTTTATTTCGCTGCCGTCGCAGGTGTCGCCGTGGCAGCGGTAGGCGTAATAATAGCAGTAGTAGCAGCAGGTGTAATAACAGCAGTCGTAGCGGTTGTAGCAGTCGTAGGAGGAATAATATTTAACGAAGATGTCGTCGTCGTAGCAGCGGTCGTAGCAGCGGTTGTCGAAGAAGACGTAAGCGACGGATTAACAGCGAAAGCGACAAGCAATATTGTAGTTGTAAGCACAGAGATTAAAGTTAGCGAGGTGATAACCCAACTCCATATTTGACAATCGCCAGACGTTAAACAATCGATGTTATACATCCATAAGATGACAAACGGGATAGTTATCAGCGTATAAAGTAAATAGCCTACAAAACCCCAAACACCTGCTATGTAAGCATAACATATTAAATTGATGAGACTTGTGATGACTATCAAAATTAAATACGTGGTTGCCTGTGTAGAATAATCAAACATTATCTATCTCTATATATCTATATATCTATACTATAAAAATATAAATATATAAATATCAATATCTGGATAAATATGTTCTAAAATCTTGGCATCGATATAAAAAATGATATTGATGTCTTTCTTCTCATAATCAGAGACAAGCCTAAAAGGCACACCCGTTAAACAAAGCGAACACGCAACAAGCAGCAAACAAGCAATCCAAAGCAACAAGCGACACGAGAAGCAAACAAGAACAAAGCGAATATGGCATCTTCAACCCCGAGGTCGATGATGGAGGCAGATTGGGAGGAAAATGAAGATGCTGGATATGGCAATTATGACAACGACGAAGAAGACTTGATATATTACAAAAACCCGTGCGATGTCTGTGAAGGAGGCAGTTATATCACTCAGATAAATATTAACATTGAAAATTACTATAACGATGAATACTACGATGAAGAAGAAGACGAAGGCGACTATCAAGACGACACAAACGATTACTAAAACAATTGTCGCATAGCGACGTATCTGTTCTATATATTATCTGTCTATCTATTTTTATATTTTTTAATTCATATTCCATATAAACCGTTCATATTCCATATAAACAATATATTCTTTACATTACATAAAAAGAGTATGAGCCGTGTTAGCAGCGTAAGCCGCGTAAGCGTCGTCATACCGTCTTTCAATCGATTTAAGTTTCTTATGAACGCCATACAGTCGATACAATCGCAAACAATTAAATCACATATCGAAATCATCGTCGTGAATGACTGTTCGTCCGAAAAAGAATACTATACGTTTGATTGGGAAAAGAATAATATTAAAATCATTCATCTGGAAAAGAACACAAGGGATTTTTTTGGGTTCGTTTGCGTAGGACACGTTCGTAATATCGGGATTTCGGTGGCAACAGGAAGATACATTGCGTTTTGCGACGACGACGACAGTTGGCTTCCGAATAAACTCGAATTGCAACTGGACGCTATGGAACGCACAGGGTGTAAAATGTCTTCGACGGAAGGTTTGTTTGGACGTGGGGCATATGATACGTTTCAATCTTATCCCAAGTATAACGCAGAAGCACATCTTGACATCTTAAAGAATATTTATAATAATAAAAACTCTACCTACTTAGACAATGGCTTTCCTGAGATATGGACGAATGACTTTATAAAGATACACAATTGTGTTCTATGTAGTTCTGTTGTTATCGAAAAAGAAATATTGGATATGATACATAATATGAGGTGCGTTAGCATTTGTAGCCTGATGCCAGAAGATTACGATTGTTGGCTCAGGGCAACACAGCATACCGATTGCGTATATGTGAAAGAGCCTTGTATTTATTATGATGGCGGACACGGATACGGACTAAATCGCTAATATCCTTTAATATCCTGTAATAACAAAGTAGTAGGTGAAGATTGCTTGGAGAAACGCAAACACCATCATAATCACGATTATTTTTATAATGTCATAATATTCGGGTATCTCGATGTTCCCTATATTAGAACTGTCTTTTTCTTTAATATTCCTTCCTATACTGAAATGAATAATGTTTTCAAACATATTGAGGGCTAAGAAAACGCCCATCGATATAGGGATGAGGTGATTGGGAACGTGTAGTTTCATTCTATATAAACCATAAGGATATAAATATATATAATCTCTTACTATATATTATGAATATAGGCATTAAAGTATTTTTACTTTTTGTAAATATATTGGGATGCCACGCATACAATTATCCTTCAAATTTTAAAAGCAGTGGCGGCAAGGGTAGCAATGGCGGTTCGAACACTTGTGTATTGAATTACAACAATGTGTATAGTTCCTTTTACAAATGGTCGAATGAAAATAAAGAAAGTCAATCAAAGATAATCGAGGATACCTTGTGGCTAAACAAAAATCGCTTTGTAAATCCGAGCATCATCCTTGGTGTATATAACGATGCCTTTAATCTCAATTATATCTGTCTTCTTCGAAGGCTTTCGCCGACAGATTATAAACTTCTAAATATATTTGCGAACCCCGCGAATAACTTTGACGACGACTTGCAACTCTTAAAGAACTTGTTCGAGTTCGCGATATATAACGATATTCGCCTGAATACCGACAAACTTACCGAGATTGATAAGAGCCGTTATTTATTAACTTATTTGTTTTATTATTCTCAAATAAATAGCAAAAATAGCAAGATATTATAAAAGGGGCAACGCCTTTCTATAATGAATGTAAGTATTGAGTATGAATACGTGGGACATCAAGTAATACTTGTTCATACCGTATTGTAATCGAAATACGATATAAAGGATAGGTAGATATACCTTGGCGACTTCTAACTCATTTTTTCGATTATTGATTGTATTCAATATAATAAAAAACGGCGATACCAATGATAAGCCATAGAATATATGCCAACTAATATTCGAAATAATCGATTTCCTTACAAGCGTCATCAAGAAGGTTGATAATTGTATGGGGAACATAATTAAGAATGCCGACTCAACAGTCCCAGAACCGTAGGGTTCGTTATCCGTCAAGATAAGGGCGTTGATTGCTAATATCTGGCAAACCGCATAGTATTGTTTCATAACAGCCTTCGTCCTGTCCGAAATGTTCTCCCAGTTTATATCCCTCGTCGTCGTCTTGTCATTCGTGTTGTATCTTGCGGTGATATAATCCGCAAGTAGATGATGTGCTATCACCAAAGCGAACTTACCGAGTTGATAGAGATAATAATAAGCGGAAGCGGCGGCATTCATTCGACTACAAAGGACACTGTATAGCATTATTGTTGCGGAGCGTGAAGTGAATACCATATTGTGTAATTGCAACTCTTTCCAGATTATGATTTTAGAGTTCAATCTTGTTTGTGGCACGTGAAAGATAAGGGACGACACCGATAATGATAAATGTGCTACGGGAATGAATAGCGACATTAGCGTATCCGCATAGATATACATCGAGCCATATACGACCAGCCAATAAATACGTAAGAAGAAGTTAAATAGACACCCGAACCCTAACACCTTGTGAAGATGATATTTATCGTGATTTGTAAATAGCGGTTGTTGCATGATGTAATTATATACGATATACAGATACTATTTATATCTATTTACTGTTCGGCACGTTAGGGTATAAAAATAATAACAATTTATATATATAGAGTTTATGTAAATGGGTTGGACTGTTTCTACATTTGATAATAAATATCAAATAAAATATGGCAGCAACACCAGTTATTTAATCACAGAGGACGACGTCAGTTATTTAACCATCACGGATACAAAGCACATTGGCATTAACAATGAAAACCCGAGTTCCGAGTATTTATTGGATATTAATGGCGAAACGCACGTGAATAGCAATGTATATATCACAGGCAATCTCTATATTAGCAATAGCGAGTTTATTAATAGCAATCTTTATATCGCAAAGGACGTGAATGTTGGCAACGTTTTATATACTTCGAATATTATTGGCGTCGGGCTAAACAACAGTAATAACATAAAAATAAACTATACGACACCTACGTTTATCAATAACAGCACACAGATATACGGGAATACGTCTTTCGTTGGCAAGGTGAATATAGAGAATGCGACGTCGAACGCATTTCATTTATTGGATATTAACGGTTCTATGAGGGCATCCCGAATATACGGCGAAGGTTGTAATGTATTTAATCTAAATGCGAATAATATTTCTCACGGCATCCTCGAAACATACCACGGAGGCACTGGGCTAAGCCAAATATTCCAAGGTGCTTTGTTATATGGCGGACAAAACAACAGTGTGATACAAACGCCCGACAGGTTGCGATACGACAGCACGACGCTTTATGCCCCCGCATTTTCAGGTTCAATTGATGCGGACGACATTAAATCTGGCTTTGTCAGGGTATCCCGTGGAGGCACAGGGCTAACATCAGTGCCGTCAGGGCGTATTCCTTTCGGCAACCCGAACCCCATCGCAACCCTTTTAACGACGCCCGACTTTGTATTTAATTTAGAAAACAGAACCTTGGAAGTGAATACGTTGAAGTTGGGGAACTCAAATATCTATTTGACGGACGCAAATGGCGTTTTTAGGAACTTTAATTATAATGATTTAGGTATCTATAATGCGACCTCGAATAGCGTGGGGCTTGTGATGCCCTCGGACAAGGACTTTAACACGTCGAATGGGTTATTGACGATACGCAAAGAAGAAAACGCAATTTGGTTAGTGAATGAGGATACGGGTGGTAGCAACATTTATTTCCCGAATGATATTCGCTTAGATGCCTTGCCTCAAATCATATGTTCCATCGGTATCAACACACGATACCCGCAATATCCGTTGGATGTCAAAGGGGATATCAATGCGAACGGCAATTTCAGGATAGACGGCAAGGATATTAAGCAGGTTGTCGTGGATTATGCGATTTCGAATTTGCTGATTGATAATTTGACGGGTATTCAAGTCGCAGGATTAAAACGTTATGTGCCTACTACGAATGCGGAACGGGATATTAGTAATCGTGAAGGAATATGGAGGATAAATAATACAAGCAATAATAATAATGAAAGCACGACGGTGGAACTGACGAACTTAGTAACTACGAATACGGTGTATTTAAGTCGGATGTTCTTGAATAACACGGATGACCGAAACACAATACCGATACTGGATAATGAAAAGTATATCTTCAAGATACAAGATAGAGGAACGAACTTGTTGAAGTTTAGCAAGACTGGCAATATGCTTATCGGGACGAATACGGAGACCAACGATTTCGACATACCGCCGACGCAGCGCTTGGAAATTATCGGGAACATTCACGCAACGGGGTATATCCGCTCGTATTACTCAGATGACCGTCTCAAAACCTTCACGTCCAATATCACGGGTGCTTTGGATATTATTGATAACTTAACGGGATTTCATTATGTCCCAAACGACAAAGCCATCGAATTAGGCTTCGCCTATGACAATGAAATCGGTTTGTCCGCCCAAGACGTTCAAAAGGTAGTTCCCGAGATTGTCAAGATAGCCCCGTTTGATTCAAGAAAAGACCAAGCGGGAAATATAATATCTAAGAGTGGCGAAGATTATCTAACAATCTGCTACGAAAGGCTTGGCGCCGTCTTTGTAGAAGCGATAAAGGAACTGCGACAAGAAAATAAAAAACTGAAAGACGAAATCGTCAGTATCAAAAAGGATTTAGAAAATTGTAAAAGAATTATTTATATTCAATGATTATCATCATCTAATAATAAATATTATTTAATAAAGAAAAAGAATTGAAACGCTGTTAGCAGGGATTGAACCTGCGACCCTTCGATTAACAGTCGAATGCTCTAACCAACTGAGCCATAACAGCGACGAGGGCAGAACGGTTATTGTCCCACCCTCTGACATACCTTATATAGGTTATCCTTATATCTTTTTCTTTTTATGACGTAAAAAATGATTGGCGTTCTTTGTTTAATGTCTATTGAAGTAATTAATTTTCAATTTAATTAAATAGACATCAGACATTAAAGATGCTACTGAGAAATGTCGTCGTAAATTATTTACATAACATCAGAAGCCTTCCCGCCATACATTATCAGAATGACATTTTATCTTACAGAGATATAAACGTATTCAACGTATGTGCGAAAAATATGAATGATATGAATAATAAGAAGCGTGAAAATATCATTGGTAGCATTATAACAAATGCTAATACGAACGCCAATGGGAACGATAACGCTAACCCGATGAATGAATACTTTCGGTTTTCGAGAAGATGGAATATGATTAAGGATGCCGTCTTTCATTACTTAAAGAACGAATTGAATATCCATCGGCACTCCAATATACAACTGACACACAGGGGCGGTAGGAAATACAATTATGATTTCGAAATTAACAGCGAGACTTGTGGCACGTTCGGTTCGCCTCGCAAGACGAATACATATTATATCGAACTCAAATTCAACGTGGATGACGTGAATAAAGCACCGCAATTCGTATCACCGTATAACCCGAGTAAGTATATGACGTCGTCTTATGAGGAGTATTATTATGATAATTATTTGCCTTTACTGGCGTCCTCTCGGGATGACTTGACAATCCCTGATAAACATACGTATATCCAAGAAATCAATAGCACATCCCCGAGTAGTATGAAAATGTATCAAACGGTGTATTATAATGGGTGCAAGACAAGTAGCAAATACACTGGGATACATCGAGATATTGAGTTTTATACCCTCGCAAATAAACTATCCGCCGAAAGCATTCTGCGGTTTATTGCGAGAACCGAGTTGAATATCGATATATTAAATGAATATTTGAGTAGTTCGCAGAAAAACAAGATATATATGCTCTATAAAAATGGCAAGTTCCATAAGCAAACCGTCGATGACAGCAAGTATAAAATAAAAAGTTATACGAAACACAAGAATATGTTTATTGCGAAAACGCAAGATGGAAAAGATATAAAAATATTACTGCGATGGAAGAATGGCAATGGCATTGCGTTCCCCGCATTTCAAATATCGTAATCCCGAACAGTTCCCGACACCTCTAACTATATGTAAATAGGAAGTATATGCGACAGTTCTGTTGTGTTGATTGCGTTGTTCCCAAAGTATAATTTAATAAACTCGGCGGTTCGCTCGTCTCCAAACGACCTATATATTTGAATATATTTATCTTTATCGGCGTCGCATTCGCAACGAATACAAATCAGATGGTTCTCTATCAGATATTCTTTTATGTCGTCGCTGCTATCGCCGCAATTGATAAGCGAATACTCGAAATTATAATTGCCAACGCCATACCCTCGGTTGATAACTAATAAAGGTTCGTTCGTCCCGCTCTTATTGATGTAATTCTTCTTATCGCTATTCGCATATTTTTTTATACTCAATGTATTATTTTTAATATCAGACGAATAGATTAAGCGTGTCTTTTGCGTATCATCGGTAAGCAACGCTTTATTCTCGTTCCACACGATATTCCCAACCGATACCTTGAATTGTAAGGCGTTCAAGGTTGTAGCGTGAATATACAATTCGTTCAACCTCGTTATCACATCGAGTGTCGCAAATATAGTATAGTGATTACTTAAATTATCTAATATGTAGTTTTTATTATTATTAGAAGCGGACGCAGCGGATATAGATATGGCTGTCTTTTGAATAATAAAGATGATTGTCTGTTGCTCGGTATCGATATAGTCGTCTTCGCATTCAAGGATGCTGAGGATAGTATAGTTATCATAGATGTATTTTCTCGTTTTGTTGTAATATAAGCAATTTAAAAAACTCTTTGGCAATATAAAGCAGAGTATTCCGTCATCCGCCAAGAGCGTCATCGATTTAATAATAAATAGCAGAAATATATTCGGGCGTCCGTCAAAGTAGGCATAGTATTGCTTATCAACATCCGTCTTCGGCAAAACGTAATATGGCGGATTGCCAATGATTAAGTCGAACTTCTCGCAAAACGCCGTTTTTAAAAAGTCGCCTTCGATTATTCGAACAGTTCCTGTCTCGTCTGTGGCATTCGCATATTTATATTTGATATTCTCATAAATCGTCTTATTATATTCAACGCCAGTGATAGAGGCATTCGGATAATAAAGCCTCGCCTTTTCTATAAACTCGCAAGAGCCACAAGAAGGTTCAAGAATATGAAGTTGCGACGGCGTCGTAGCCTCCCCCTTGTGCTTCGATATGATTTCAAGGCATCGAATAATCGTATTGGGTGGCGTAAAATATATGCCGTTGTCGTGCTTTTCTTTTTTATTTATGCTTTTTGTAAGCGTATAGGAAAGGTTGCTAAAACGGGTATTCTCGCTATTCTCAGTATTCATTGTTTATACAATATATATAAAAATAAGCATATCAATTTTTTATATCGCCAACTTCTTCTTGAAGTTGTCATTGATAACATTAAAGATGTCTGCGATATAGTTTTCAAACTCGTCTTTCATTGGAATAAAAAGGTTGATTGTCGTATCAATCTTGACATTTACGAGCATCGTGTTCGGGACATCCGTAATTTCCATATAATTTATGATTTTAATCAATTCGAGACCATTCACAATCGTCCGATATCCCGATTTCAGATTTTTGATAATGAAACGGCTCTTAATCTTCTTATAGCCATCTTTATCGACCTTTATCTTGTGCTTCACGCAGATACGCAGAAACTTGTCATTCTCTACCGTGTAGGGCTTGAAATAATCGGGAATTGATTCAACGTAGATATAGATGTCCTCTTTCTTCTGCTTTACGCCCTTCTTTACAAACCAGTCGCTCATTTTCCATTCGACAATCCGATATACGTTGCTAAACATATTATCATCCTCCTTTCCCCCAAAAACCTTTTCCATAATACTGTGGGCGTTCTCGCCTTCCTTCCTATCCACCATAAAGGTGTTGCTAAGTTTTTTCATTTCGTATTATATATGTTAATATGTGTATGTGTTTAATATTTATATAATAGTTGTGATGTTTTTAAGATAGATGTCTTTTAAAGATTTATAGTTGCTACTTGATATTATGTTTTCTTCGATTAGCCATTTCTTAGAAAGAATATTATATTTGTGATTTTCATTGAATAGTATATTCACGCATAGATAGATAAAGCAGACGATGATTAGACTGTTGCCGATATTTTTCGTCGCCATAAGAATAATCGCAAATAATATGAGGGATTGTATAACTACGTTATTGATTATCTTCTGTTGTGCGGGTGTCAATTCGATGCGAAGATACCTTCCGCCAATCTGAACGAGGATTAAGAAAATCATAGACAGGGGTTCGATAGTGGCAACGCCATTTATCCCAGGTATGACTGAAAAACTCATAATCTATTTGATGGTAAGATTTTTATAGTTTATAGTTTATAAGTTCATTGTTCGCAGTTTATCTAAAATGATATCATTGATATCCTTATATGACGTCGTAGCAGCAGACGCCTTGCCATTCCCTGTATTCCCAGTATTCGTAGCCGCAGCCGTCGCTGTCGCAGCCGAGTTATTCCCTGCTCCATAAAAGGCTTCGCTCATATCATATATGTTGTCTTTGAGAAAGTCGCCATCTGTAAAAATTATGATGTCGAGTATTAATGCGATTAATGTCAAGAAGAAGAGCAGACCGATTGTCGTATCCCACATTAATACATAATAATTCAATATAAATAATAATAAGAATATCCAAGGATTATCGATAATATCGAGTATATTGTCAGGATAAATCGCAGCAGGACGCATACCCAGAATGATTAAGTAAGAAACGAAAACCCCTGACAAGATGCCTTTAAACACATCTTCTATATTTATGTTATTTTCCATTTTCTTCTTTACAATTATATTATATAAATATTTTTCTTTTTCTTTTCATTTTGTATAATAGAAGTATAGAAATAATCAGATTATGAATTACTCAACATTACAGGAGGCATACAACGTAGATACTTTTGAAAAAAAGCCCCGACCATCACAGAAACAGAAGAATAATAATGGCAACGGCAACAACGCTATGAATAGCAATGGCAGCAACGCTAACAGCAACAACGGTTCTGCGAATACGAATGCGAATACAAGCCCTTCTTTTGTTGAATCGAGTAAGTTAGCAATGAGTTCTTGTTCGCCTTTACAAGCCCCCACGTATAATATACCGATATCAAATGATTGTAAAAAAGACCACGCAGAGGCGATGAGCGTATATCTTGAAGCAAATGACAAACAATCTTCTTCGCCTTCGCCTACCGAGCATTCGTCCGCAATGGCAAGTATGTTTAATCTTAAAAACTCGGGCAGCAGCGGCAACGGCGACAACAACGTGATGCCTTACTATGACGAAGACTTAGAGCAATACTTTAATATCAGCAATCTAAATGACGAGGTGAAATACAATTCGAACTCGAATACCAATATCAATACGTATATGCCAAACTCAAACAAACAATCTTATACGAATAATGATACGGCAGAATATACGAACAATAACACGATGATTAAGCACGGGAACAACCTATTAAATAACACGAGTTATAATTTAACGCCAGAAGAAAAGAAGAGTGCCGAAGAGGCTATCGCATATTTAAAAAGTATCGAGGAGAAGATTAATAAAAATGCGACAGCCGACCCAGTAGTATCGAATGCGAACACGGGACCCGGTGGATATAAAACTCCATCGCCGCAGCAGCCACCGCTACCACAACCTACGCCAGTGGCGACCGTAGCGACCCCACAAGAGAAGTCAGAGAAGTCTGGTTTTTCGGATAATTATATTTATAATGCGATTTTTAATATAGCGATACTTCTTATCATTGGCATCGCAATTATATTGCTTTGCGACCAAATGGTAGAATTGGCGATACAGATAGGGATGAAACGTGCCGTATATATATTAGAGCCATACATTAAAGCACCATAAATTATTTTTTAATTTGAATTATTATAATAGAAGATATGGATATTATAGTGAAACCGAAGGATTGGGTTTTACCAAATCGCATAGGATATAATAAAAATATATATAATACTTTCAATCCTTCTAAATACGCAAATGGTGTAGTCCCCGCAAAAGCCGTCAAACCCGCTTGTAAATGCACCGACGATACTTGCGATTTAGAGGAAAACTATGTGAAACTTTTGAGACAGCAAAAGATAGTGAAGGATTATATGCAGTATGACAGTCCGTATAGAGGAATACTCTTATATCACGAGTTAGGTTCTGGTAAATCCATCGCATCCATCGCAGCCGCCGAGGGATACGTAAATCTTAAAAAAATAGTAATTATGACCCCTGCGTCCTTGTCGCAAAACTACGAAAACGAACTCTTATTTGCTTCAAAAACTGGACGAGACCTCAAAAAAACTTGGACGCAGATAAAGGTGAATAAGAAGTCCGCCGAGATGATGAACGAATTACGTGAGAAATATGCTATCGACGAGAAGTTCGTGAAAAAGAATGGGTTGGCGTGGGTTCCCCTCTACAAGAACGACATCGAAGGAGCGGAGATTGTAATCGACAAAGTCAAATATAACTCGGATACCAAATATCGTTCGGAACTGGACGTATATGTCAATCATATACTTCGAAACCGATATACATTTATGAATTACAATGGGCTAACCGAGAAGATGATAAAGGAACTCGGTGCGAAGCCCTTTGACAACGCCTTTATTATTATCGACGAAATACATAATTTCATCAGTCGGATTGTAAATGGTTCGAGATTGGCGAAATCCATTTACGCCCATATGATGAACGCAAAAGGCACGAAGATAATATTGCTATCGGGAACGCCGATTATAAATCAACCGCACGAAATCGCTACGCTCATTAATCTTGTGCGAGGACCAATCAAAGAGTTCAACATCGATTTGTTAAAGAAGTCGAACGTGCCAGACACGAAGGCGATTATCGAACATTTACAAGCGAACGATTTGTATTGCTATGTGGATACATTCGATTACACGGAGACGACAATGACCTTCACATTGATACCTGATAATTTCAAGCGTGTCGATAACATCAGCACAAAGATTACAAAGGATAAGTGGGCGTTAAGCCAAGAAGATATAATAAAAAAGATTGTCGATAGTTTAAACAAAGCGAACATCGTTAAATTATCTGTAAAAAACAAGGTGATTAACAACGAGGCACTGCCAACCGACAAGGTTATCTTTAATAAATTGTTTATCGATGACAGTAGCGGCGGTAGCGGTAGCGGAGGCGGAGGCGGACGAGGAGACAACAAGGTTATCGCCATTAAGAACGAAGATTTATTTAAAAGAAGAATATTAGGCACTATCAGTTATTACAAGACGACTGGTTCAGAGTTATTTCCGACAATGCTTCCCACGATATCCCACGAACTCTTTATGACCGACCATCAAATCAAGAAATATCTCGAAGTCCGTTTAATCGAAATCCGTATGGACGACCGTAAGAAGTTGTTTAAAGGCAAAGGTGGCGGCGGTGGGGATGACATCGGTTCGGTATATCGGGCATTTAGTAGGATGGTATGTAATTTTGCGTTCCCCGACGAGATTGCTCGTATATTCCCGAATGACGTTCGGGTGCTTATGAAAAAGGAATTGAAAGAGATGGCGAACGTCGATAGCGACAATGCCGATATCGAAGATGCGGACGCAGCGAAACAACTGAATAAGGATGTCGTCGCAGCATATAGCGAACAATTAGATGTTGCGATGAATAAATTAGTGAAACAAGATTACTTGGAGATTGAGAAGTTGCGTGATGTTTATAGCCCCAAGTTCGCACAGATGTATGAGGATATCAGGGCATCCCCTGGAAGCGTCTTAGTATATTCGCAGTTCCGTATGATTGAAGGACTTGGTATATTTAAGGAGGTTCTTAATCGCCAAGGGTTCGCCGAGATAAACATAGTGAATAGCGAAGACTTCGGGTATATGATAGACGATATGGATATTTTTGATGAAAAATACGATAATAAGCGATACGTCATCTTTAATTCCGACAGGACGAAGACGAATATTCTTATGAATATATTCAATGGGAATAGCAAAGCGTTGCCGAAGGTTATTCAAGAGCAACTGAGCCATATTGATTTGGAAAAAGAGCAGTTGTATGGGAAGGTTGTGAAGGCGATGATGATTACCCAGTCGGGGGCGGAAGGTATCTCTCTAAAAAATGTAAGGCGTGTTCTGATAACCGAGTATTTCTGGAACTCTGTGCGTATCGACCAAGTCATCGGACGAGCGGTGCGAACGTGTAGCCACAAGTCGTTGCCCGTCGCCGACCAGAACGTCCAAGTCTTCACGTATTTAATGAACTTCACGAAGAAACAGTTAAACGACAACCCTACACTGCGTAGCAAAGACAAGGAGATAACAACTGATAAGCACATTTATAATATCGCCAAGAGCAAGGAGGGGCTTGTCAATTCGTTCTTAAAAATGCTAAAAGCCGCTTCGCTCGATTGCGTAATTCAGTCCGACGTTAATCATCCTCTGGCGAACGGATATAAATGCTACAACTGGGCTATCAACGTGAATGACAACGAACTATCTTATACGAATAACATCAACGACGACAAGAAGATATTACTGTTTAAAAACAAACAGTATATAAGGAAGGATAGAGGACAAGTCGTATTAAAGAACGGCAAGAAATACGTTGTTCTCAAAGATAGATTTTACGATTATTATAGTTATGTGAATGCGGGACTATTGATACCTGTATCTATGGATACGTAGGACGTAGGACGAAGGATATCCAAGGTATCCTCAGAGGCATATAAATATAAAATTATTATATTTAATTAGAACTTTATGGAACAAAGAGTGCGATGTATATATAGGAAAAAAAAATGTTTTCATATATGTAATAAAACAGCAATTAAAAACACCTTCTATTGCTGTTATCACATACATTCGAAGAAGAAGCATTTATGTAAAATATTCTATAATATTTTGGAAGATAGGCATTGCCTTACGGTTCAGGATATTTACAAGATGTATGTGTATATTTTAGAGAATACGACAGATGACGATGACATATTTATAAATATTTTGTTTATTGATTTACTTAAAATGATGAAGATAGAAAAATTAAGTGATGTTTATAAAGGTTATTTTCGTAATCTCATTGTCGCAAAGGACATCTATGCTAAAATCTACGAGTTGAATAAGAATACGCATCTGTTCGGCACAAAATGTAATCGAAATACCTTCATCGGATTTCAAGACATCGTGAAATACAAGGTATTGACTGCGACCGTAGCGAGGGATGCGTCGAATGTTTCTTATTTAAACGAGGATGATGTATTCACAATGGAGAATATTCGAAATATACCTCCGCAACGGTTATTTACCGTCAAGGATGTGAAAGGAACATACGCATTTGACATTGTAGAACTCGAATATTTTGTAAGAAAATGTATAAGCGAAGGCATAGTGCCTTATAATCCTTATACACGTGAAGAGTTTAATGACAAGGTTATATGGCGGATGAATGCGATAATAAAATACAGTCGTATTGCTACGAAGACGGATGAATGTAGATGGACGACGGATATGAACGCCTACACGGATTTATCTATCGAAATCGAGCGACGAGGTTTTTACAATAGCCCCGAGTGGTTTAAAAAGATGCCACGAAGAGATTTCTTAAAATGTATAAAATTATTTCGAGATTTCTCGATTAATATAGAAGAAAGCAAAGGATATTTTCTAAATATGAATGAATATGATAATGATAATGAGACGACGACACCGTCGCCGACATCGGCTTTCACGTTTGCCTTTTGTAAAGAGGGTATTCGGTTGTTTCGTGAATGTAATGATAACCTTTATATATTATGCTGTAATTTTATGAAATCACTCGCAATATGCTCGAATGATTTTTATAGCAATACCCCAGACTGGCTATCTACGTTTGAGACGCCCTCGTTTGTATCGAACCTATCGAACTTTAATTCATTAATCACCTCGCTTATCAACAATCGAAACGAGATGATTAACGAGATTACCACCAGTATCGACGAAGACCTCTTGAATACCCCACCCTTGCCTTCGCTTCCTAATCCAAGCAATAATTTTTTACTATATTATTATGTAGAATATATGTAAATGAGTAGCATAAAGAACACTCCTGATTTCCTTTATATACCTCCTGAGAAAGTTCATTTACAACACGCCGAGAATAAAGAAGGGTTCTTTGACATTTATATTTGTAAGTTCAAGACTGCCGTATATGTATCCATAGTATTCGCTTTGTTATCCCTACCGATAGCATATAAAATACTCGATATGATAGCGAAACTAATATCGACGAATATCGAGTTGGTAGATTACGAATGCGACGAAGCCCTGCCGCTCGGTAGATTAATTATGTCTATCCTCGTAGGCATTATCGTGTTTCTATTATGATACGAGATAGATACCTATCAAGAATGAAAAAAAATATAAAAATAGATAGAATATGAATATGAATATAGATAGAATATGAATATAAAAATCTTATATAAATTATCGATTGTTATTATTTATTAGTGCTACGCTGCGACTTCTTTATTTCTTTGCTTCGCTTTTTTACTTCGCTTTTTTTGCGGCAACCTTCTTTGGCTTTTCGGCGGCAGCAGCGACAGCAGGTTTAACAGGTTCTACTTTAACAGGGACAACTTTAACTTCTTCCTCATCGCTATCGTCGGCTTCTTCCTCTTCTGCTTCGTCTTCTTCATTCACGTTTTCAAGTCCGCCTCCAGCAACATCTTCGTCAGCCTCTACATCATCATCCGCTTCTTCTTCGTCATCTTCTTCTTCTTGTGGAATAGGCTTATGAACTGGGACAGGTTTTGTAGCAACGGGAGCAGGTGTAGCAACTGTATGTGTCGGTTTCTCTACAAGCGTCTTCTTTTGTGATTGCGGTTGCGAAATCTTTGCGATAACATCATTATCTACTGAAATATCATCGTCGTCATCACCTTCTGCTACATTGTCATCGTCGCTATCTTGGACGAATGTAATTTTCGAAGTGTTAATCTGTTGAAACTTTGCGGATACAATCTTCCAACTACATCCAAACATTCCCGCAGAAAACCAAATACCGCTTAGTTGAATAATAAACTGTGCCTTGCCACCTTTGAGGTTAAGCATAATATCATTAAAGTTGATTTCATTGTCATCCATATCATAGCAATCAAACTCAAACTTATTCTCCTGCGAATTATAAGGGATTTTAGCCTTAAAGGTAGGCGGGTATTTGTTCGCATATTCGCCAGTTTGCTTGTCCTTATCGTGCTTTACAATCGGCGTAAACATATTTGCGACGACCTCCTTGTTTCCGCCATAATTATTTTTAAGCCATACGAGGCGGTTCTTAAAGGCGTCGTCGATAATCTTCTGCTCCAACTCCTTCATCTTATCGTGAAACTGCTTAATCTTCGCATTCTCATCCATACCCTTGAAAGATGCTGTTACATCATACTTGCGTTCCTCTTCCTTACGGTTGTCGTCCTTCTTGATAAACTGCATATTGTCATTTACCCCATAAGGGAGATTGAGGACGGGCGTTTGAAGATTAACCTTGTTTCCATTGTAATTAATATATACTGACTTAGCCCCCGATTTCATAATCTTCAACTCTGAATACTTGAGTTTCTCAGTGTCAAAGTTCTTAGCGAGGAGGACGTTCATTATTTGTATTTATTACTTGTGTAATGTTTATATAAAAAAGGGAGACTATCAATTTTTATTTTTAAAGCCCAGTAATTTTGATATTTTAATATTTTGATATTTTAATATTTATAATTATTATGGGAACCCAGAAAACTTTGACTAATGAAAAATATATCTATAACTGTAAAGAGTTTCAAGTCTATAAGACAAAACGAGGGGCAAAACTAATAAAAATAAATAACAATTTCGTAAATATCAATAATGCCGTATCGATACACAACAAGATAAATGAAAAAAACTTGAACACGATGATAGCGGAAAATATTAGCGAATTAACAGAGTTCGATTTAGCATCCGAATTGGCATCGGAATTAGCCTTAGACAATAGGGACATTGGCAATCATAGCGATAGCAACGACAGTTGCTGCGGTAGCAGCGATAGCATCGACGGTGAGGAGTATATTATTGTTGATGCACAACATTAAACGATAGCAATACCAAGAATGACAGAAGCGATTTCGAGAAGTTTTGAATGTCAATATTCGAAATCAAATAATACTCGTTGTACTTTTTAACCGCATTGTCATACCCATACCATAGAAGCATATTGTTAATGTCGTATTTCGATACCCTATTCACACGGTCGTCTATAAAATGTATCAAGTCTTCGACAACCAGCAGATGCTTCGTGTTTATATTACATTGACAATAGCACATATTTTCATAGATGCCTTCGCAAAAATCATAAAGGCTCTCGTGAATGTTCTCGTCCATCACACACTCATACATTTGATTAAACGGAGTTTGAATGGATTTAAAGGAATTAAACGGATAATTCTTATATCATTCTAATCAATTTTTTAATAAGTGTAAAGAATGAATTGTAATATATACACCAAAAACGCTAATATGATTATATTTGTATTCATATCGAAGTTTGCGAGTAATCCCGCAAACAACACCGATGAAATCATCATCGCACTATCGCCAAGAATAGCCCAATATGATATTTCATCCGCATAATCCTTTAAGATGTCTATGATTTTATTTACTCCCTTTGGGATTTGTCTAATCATTATATAAAATAATATATCGTGAATTACCTGTATCACCACCACTAATAATATAAAATAGAGGATTGAAAACGTATCGAATATGAACGGATATAATGCCCTCGCAATTACAATACCTAAAAATATTAGCGATACGTCGGCTAATACTGCGGACAATTTATACTCTTTATACCATACTTTTAGAAAACCGCTCTGAGTAATATGAGTGAAAGATAATATAATAGTTATAATTTCGACAATCAAAATCGCCGTTATGATTGGCAAATAATCCGTTGTGTCATTGAACTGCGATATGTCTTTAAACATTTCTTTATTTCTTTACTATACAATTATAAAAAATAAATTATGATTGGATACATTTGTTCTAATATCTTGGCTTCTACATAAAAACTGATGGAATGCCTTGAAAATATACATTATAACAGGTAAGTAGATGCTTTGCTCTTGAATTGATGCCTTGTATTGCTCTTGATTTGAATTGTTATTGTTCTTGCTTTGAATTGTTATTGTTCTTGAAATGATGTTTTGAATTGCCTTGTATTGCTCTTGCTTTGAATTGTTCTTGAAATGATGTTTTGAATTGCCTTGAATTGCCTTGAATTGCTCTTGCCTTGTATTGCTCTTGTTCTTGTATTGCTCTTGCCTTGAATTATTTTTGTTTTTTGACTTTCTAAAAACTGTTAGACTTTATAAAAAAGAAATCTAAATATTCCAAATATATGCTTAGTAATACTCGGGATGCTTGACGCATCTGCCGACTTTTAGGTAATTTATAGCAATACCTTGTTATCATAGTGGTAAGAAGAATATGCTTTATTTAACTCTAAAAAGTCGGCAGATGCGTCGAGCATCGCTTGGATTATTTAGAGAACATCGAGAGATAACTTTGCGGATATAAAGGTTCTTAACAATCTTTTTATTTTCTAAAAACTTTTAGACTTCTATAACTTTCTAAAAACTTTTAAACTTTATAAAAAGAAATCTAAATATTCCAAAGTATATGCTTAGTAATACTCGGGATGCTCGACGCATCTGCCGATTTTTAGGTTATTTATAGTAATACTTTGTTATCAGAGTGGTAAGAAGAATATGCTTTGTTTGGCACTAAAAAGTCGGCAGATGCGTCGAGCATCGCTTGGATTATTTAGAGAACATCGAGAGATAACTTTGCGGATATAAAGGTTCTTAACAATCTTTTTATTTTCTAAAAACTTTTAGACTTCTATAACTT